ATATTGTAAGGATAAGTTTATTTTTTGTATAGTTTGCGAACTAGAGCGGCTTTGGGAAAATCGTAGACACCATGGTGCGAACAAGCGTACCTTTGGGGATCATCAAGAGAATATGCTTGATTTAATTCTTAATAGATATGTTCCCAAAGAGCTTTTTCCAGATGTAAGCGCTAAACTATTGGTTAACAGGAAATTTGAAATTTATATTAAGTCAATTATTTGGAATGCCACTAAGCATATTGGTAAAAAAGTGACCAAGGATAGTGGAATTAGGATTGGATTAGTTTCTCTTAGCGATAAGGATTTCGTGATATAATGCAAACCAGGTTTGTAGTAAGAGATTCTGATTTGGTTTTATGGAATCCACCAGCTAAATTAGAAGATAGCTATAATAAGTTTTACATTAGTTCTGGTTTCTGGAACTGCCTCCCATTTAGCCGATGGGTATCAGGCTGCTATTCTGAAGATTTGAGAGCTATTCCCACTGAGTATAGTGCTCCTTCAGAATTCATAATAGACATATGGTTTAGTGACGATGGAATCAAATGGGCTAATGTAATTTCTAATAAGTTTAATAATGTTGTATGGCACGGTGAAGTTGTTCATTCTGATCCATGGAATGCAGATTGTTGTACTGGCTCCATATACTTTAATTGCAGCGGGATTACGCAAGTTAATGAGTGCAGCGGAATACTTACTGCCCCCAGAGCAAAGTTGGCTAATAGAGATTTTATTAAATTAGTTAAGGATTTCGTGATATAATGCAAAAAATAATTATTGATTATTATGATCGTAATCAGTTTTACTATGTAGTTTCGCCCGAAAGAGCAAACAATGGAGCGCTGTGTGAATTCAGTGATGAAGATGCAAATTTTATTGAAGACATGAGCATGAAGCTTGATAGGTATCAAAAGTTGCTTAAAGATGCCTATTCAAAAAAGAAAGAGCAGATTAAGTTAGACAGTAAGCCGACGACCTTCTGTCATAATGATTTAGAAACAGATTTTTCGTAGAAAGAAAGAATTATGAAAACCAAGTATGGCAAGAAATTAGAAGAAAAAGAGAAGGCGATTAGAGAAGCTGCATATTATAACTGGATTAATTCTGGTTGTGTAGATGGCAACGAATTAGAGAATTGGGCTAAGGCGGAACAGGAATATAAGCCAAAGCGTAATAGAAAGACCAAGACGCATAATATTACTTGTGGCATAGGCGAAATTGGCGACGATATGATATATCACTATCATTCACCACATGTTGTAAAGACTCCATGTATTATTGAGACGGAGAGTGAATCTACTACGATGATTGGGAGTAGCAAAGCATGGGTCAATCCTGCGCCTTGTCAGAATGATGTAATTATTGATTTGTCTAAGAAACCTACGTTTTAGGAGTTCAACATGACTGTTAAAGAATTGGTAGAAAAGTTAATGATGTGTGATGAAACAGCCGAAGTACTACTGTTGTCTAATTTTGATATAGTTAAGCTGAGGAGTGTTGAAGAAATGCATGGGGTTTCTAAGTTTTCTACCGGCATTAAGTTAATTGATGATTCTAAAAAAGGCATAGTGCTCTTAAATTAATATGAAAGAAGAAAATTGGATAAGCCTGAGCAAAAACTCTATGCTGAGTTGTGCAGTATGCGGAAACAGTAAAGATAAGACGGCTACGGTTTTTCTAAATCATTTATCTAGAAATAAGCCGTTAAGTGGATATTGGTTAGATAATATGTTTGTTATTTGCCCTAAGTGTGCCGAAAGAATAGCTGGTTGTTTTAAGAAATAAATTATGATAGAAGAAAAGTACGAGTTTGATGTTTATATGCAGCAAATGTTGCTAGGGGCAATGTTGAAAGATCCTTATTTTCTTAAGCAAAGCTCTAGCTTGGTGAAGCCGTTTTACTTTGAAGATAAATCTCATGAAGTAATTTGTGATATTATCTTGCAGTTTTTTGACAAATATCGTCAGGTTCCTAAGAAGGAATATATTGAGCAAGAGATTAAAGAAAAGATTCAGAATGATGATATAAAAAGGGACGCTTATATTTATGAATTAAGAACAGTAATGAGCTGTTATGAGGCTGGTATTGAAACCAGAGAATACCTTACTGATAAAGTAGCAGAGTTCACTAAAATTCAGACTATGCGACAAGCGATTGTTCACGCTACAGATATATTGGGGAAAAAAGTTGACGGCAAATGGGAGAAGATTTACAAGATTTTCAACGACGCCTTGACTGTTGAAAAGAACGATGATGATGGTATTGATTACTTTAATACAGTTCAGCAGCGTTATGAAAATATGATGAAGATGCAGGATAATAATGAAACATTTACTAGCGGATTTCCTACGATAGACAAGGGATTGCGTGCTGGCGGAATATGTCGTGGAGAATGCGCCGCAGTAATGGGGTCATCTGGCGTCGGCAAGTCATTAATACTCTCTAAGCAGGCGATAGCAAACTGCGCACAGGGGAAGAAAGTACTTTATATTACTCTAGAGCTTAGCGCGGAAAAAACGGCATTAAGAATGGATTCTCAGTTAAGCGGAGTAGGCGTAGGCAGTTTGGCTCAGGAAAGAGACATAGTAATTGATGCTGTTAATGAGTCGGCGAGTAGTGTTGGACCGATAGGTGAGCGAAGATTGATCATCAAGCAATTTGCGGCGGGTACTTTGACTGTTAAAAAGTTAAGATCATATCTGTCAATGCTACATATTGAAAAATTTGTTCCTGACTTGATTTGTTTAGACTATCTTGGAGAACTTAGCTTTGATCCAGCTATGCCTATGCATCAGTCTTATTATCTTGCTATCCGAGATCTAAGAGCATTGGCCATGGAAGAAAAAATAGTTATCTTCACTGGACTACAAGGAAATAGAAGCGCTAGGGATGCGCAGAATTCTGGGTCTGTTTTACAGGATAGTAATTTGTCCGGATCGTATGATGCTGTTAAGCCGCTGGATGCCCTGTGGTCAATTAATCAGTCAACTACAGAAAAGTCGGCTGGTGTCGGTAGAATTTGGGTAGCCAAACATAGAGACGGTAGGAGTGGATATTTAGTTCACTATAAGTGCACAGATAGCTTAGATATGGTTGAGATTTCTAACGAAGCATATGCAAATAGAATGAATGCTGTTGTCCAGAGCACTAATGAAAATGTTTCTCTCCCAAAGAATTTTAAACAAAACTCTAACTAATTTGAAGAAGATAAAATGACAAAAGTACATGTAGGCAAAACAGAAGTTGAATTAGATCCTGAACACCTTAAGTTTAGCGAAGCTACGTTAAATCAACGCCTCCAAGAAGAGGCGTCTTTGTATTCATATTATGCTGAGCAATTAACAAAGGCTAATTATATTCTTTCGCTTCTTGAGGATGAATATGATTCAGAATATCATAAAAAGTTTATAGAATGTAAGGGTACTTCTAGTGATAAGCTAGCTGAGGCAAGCGCCAAAGGCGACGAAAAGGTGCAGGAGTGTCTTAAGAAGGTTCGTCAGGCTAAGTACGCAAGAGATGCCATTCAAGCATATCTTCGTTCATTTGATCGCGCCCATGATTGCCTCGTGAACCTCGCCCAAAATATTCGAAAAGAATTGGATAAATTGTTCACTTCCATAAAATTTTCTCCTGGTACTTCTGATTGGCAACAAGCCGTTGCTGAAGCAGACAAGATTATCGGAAAGAAATAATGAACATACTTGTTCCTCAAGGCGTGGGCGATTCTGTATGGTGCTTAGTTAAAGCACAAGGTCTTGTTAAGAAGCACGGCGATAACAGGATTGATTTGAAGGTCGGCGTCTGGAATGCTAATAACATAGAAAGTCGTGCGATTGAGTTCTTAAGAAAATTTAAATTTGTTAATTCTGTAGAACCATATGTTATGCCACATGTCAATAGGCATGGTCCAGTTTTACTTGAAGGGCCTCTCGCTACAGAAGATGGTCTGTATAGATATATTCCTGATGGTAAAAATCCATCTTTAAAAAATATTGACTTCGTAATGATGCCGAATGCACCGCTGGAAAGAGGAATTAATCTTTCGGACTGGTTGCCAGACGTTGAATCTAATTTTGAAATATTCAATGAGTTTAATTGGTTAGATGCTGAAAAAGAGTACACAAATAAATTTAAAGATACTATGGGCGAGTATGTTATTTTCTTTATAGCCG